GTTTTTCCAGAATATGAGCTATCTCCATTTCGGCTTTCGCTTTCTTGTTTTTTGCTTCTTCTATATCCATGGTTATTTCCCTTTCAATTTCTTTATTAGTGAATCAGCGAAACCAATACTCCATTCTGCCACCATATTTGAGTCAGCATCCATTATCTGTTGATGTGGATTGCTACAGAATCCTTGCATTGCAGCCTTCGCCAATTCATAACGCCTTTGCTCCCAATCAATAGTTTCAAAATTATCAAAGAAGTCGAGTTCTGACACTTTGAAATACCTACCTTTCACTAAGGCAGTCCCATCATCATATAAATCCTCAACCTCCACAATTTCTCCAGTTGCTTTTATTTTTGCTTTCATAACTGATTAGTTTTAATATACCTGTTTTCAATACACCAACACAGCATCTCGTAGACTGCATCCAATAGATTTCCGGAAACTTTAACGATGAATGGTTCAGACATGCTTTTTTGATAACTTATAGCCCAAGGACCAGCAAAAAGAGGCTCAACGCACAGCTTATACGTTATACAGAAGACATTTATGTATCGCGGCAGCTTATCAAAAATGTCCTGCAAGGTGTAAGTGGGAATTATTTCCCAAAATGCACTATCTCGTTTTTCATTAATTACATCTTCATATATTTCAAGTTCCCATTTTGCATTTTTATAAGAAAGAGCGTAGCACCAACACATGCTTCCATCGCTTGTGTCCAACCCAAGCTCCTGCAAATGTTCCATCTGTTCGACTGATAATACATATTTTGATTTCATAATCATTGCTTTTTATTAGGTATTAAATCATCCAAATACGCCCATTCTTCAATGGCATCTTTGGAACACTCGTAATCATCGCACTCTTCATCGTCCCAGCACTGCTCTGTTACATTCCAATAGCGGACACCGTAACCAGTTCCAGTGCTTAATTTCCCATATACAAGGCATGGTATCTGCGGATAATGTTCATTTTCGTATTCTCCATGAGCTTGTGGCACTTCATCTTTGGTCTTATGCCACACGCTATTAATGCGCCATTCAGCACCAGCTATATAAGCCCGTTCTGTTACATCAAGTACTGCATCGCGAGCACCGGCATCATAATTATCTTCTTCAAAGTTTATCTCAAAATCGCTTGATTCCAATATCTTTTGGAGATAGTTGTAGGCTGCTTCTTCTGCTGTCTGTTTCATATCTTCTCGATTAAATTATTACCATGACATCACGCTTTCTGGCGAATATAGAATCCGTTATATAGTACGTGATGGCTTTCTCTTCCGCATCTCTCAACAATTCGTGTTTAAGAATCTTATAGTAGGAGTTGGTATGCGCTACATAGACCATGATTTCCCTTACCCGTTTCAAATCGTCTAAAAAGGATTGAGGGTTATGTTCCTTTATTTTCTTTATATTCATTTGTTTTCCTTTCTTTTATTCCGTTCCCGATTGTCTTCCGAAACACACATTTTGCACCATGATGTCTTGATGTGATACACCTTTCCGTTGCGATAGATTGTCCTGTCATAGAAGCAGGATAGTAAAAGCGGTCTTTTGCAGCGGCTGCACACCTTGCGTTCTACACCGTCCACCATCACCCGGTTCCTCGGTTTCCGTTTCACTATCTCGCACGGACCGCATTCGGATGCACCGTACTTCCGGCAATAAGCAAGGGAATGCTTGCCACATTTCGCGAAAGAGGTGCAATCGGAGCGGGGGACTGTCTGATGGATGTTCATACTATTTGCCTTTTTCTATAGATTCTATTGCCAGAAATATCTCATACATTACTTGTGGGACAATCGCATTGCCGTATGCCTTTATCGATTCCTGCCGCCACTTTGAAAAGGCAATACCGTCCAATCTGGTGGAAATCCCATCATCTCGGCTACAAACAGGGGATTGAGTAGGGAAGTTTTCCCAATCAGGCGGGCACACAAATGGTTCAGTTCTGATGTCCGGGGACTGCCGTCTTTCCGGTCCTTTGCCGTTCCGGGATTGTGGCAACTTGTCGTTGGTATAGGTAACATTCCGTGAAAATCCATAAAATCCATTAGTCCATTCGGACGATTGCTTCCGTTTCTTCGACTCGCCATCGTTTTTGCACCTGCATTTTTCAAGTCCTTCACCCGCTTTGCATGGTGTATGTCGCTCGCCATGGGTGTCGGAAGCAGCCCCATCTTCGCGGAAAGTGCCAATGTTGGCCGTTCCTTTGCGTTCGGCGATAGTGACTTGTTGATTCTTCCCGTCCCTCCATCTATGGCTGTCGGTGTCGGAAGCAGCTCTACCGGATAGAATGTTGTCTTCCCATTTTCGTTGCATACCTTCAACCCCTGCGTCTGCACGGTGGGCAATAAAGAAGACGCGGTCTCTTCTGTGCGGCGCTCCGACGGCACAAGCCGGAATAACAACCGGTTGGACGGAATATCCTTCACGTTCAAGGTCGTTGCACACTGTTTCGACGACGTATTCCTGCCGATGCAATATTCTTTTTCGGTCAACCTCTCTGAACAGAGATTCTTCACGTCCCAACGCAGTTTCACTGCCGGGCTGTACCATCGAGAGGATTCCAGCAACGTTTTCACCAACAACCCAATCGGGCTGAATCTCCCGTATCGCTCGTAGCATTTCCGGCCAGAGGTAGCGGTCATCTTCCGCTCCCTTTCGCTGTCCGGCGCAAGAAAAAGGCTGGCAGGGGAAACCTCCGGTGAGGACATTGATTTTTCCCCGCCACTCTGTAAAATCTGTTTTCGTGATGTCTTCATAACTTTTGCTGTTTGGAAACCAATAATCAAGTATTTTTCTCCCGAACGGGTTTATTTCACAATGGAACACGTTTTTCCAGCCCATTATCTCGGCAGCTATTTCCGGGCCACCGATGCCGCTAAACAGAGAGCCGTGTGTCAATTCGCTTTTCTTCATTTCCATAATTCAGAACCACTCTTCATCCGCTCCGACCTCTACCGAAAGCCAGCTCATGAGGAGGGTTATAAGGTTATAAATAGGTCTCATTTGAGGGGACATCCTTCGGTTTCCAGTCATTAGGTACTTTCGCCCATTCTCTGAAAGCACTGTCGAATCCGTCAAGGTCAGAGAACATATCCATTTTAGTGGTATCGGTGGTTACGAGGGTGGCAAACTCTTTGAAATACTTGTCGGCAACTCTAACAAAGTCGTTGTGCAGCTTCTTCAAGTTTCCAAGCAGAAGACCGTTTTCAGCCATTAAATCGCTCGCTTCTTCCACCAAACTGTTGGCTTCACAGTTCAGCAGGTGTGCAGCGGATAGCAACATGTTCATTCTGTCAATGCTACCATTGGCTACGGCGGCGTCAATTAATTGTTTTCTTGGTTTCATAATCGTGTATCTTTTTTCATCAGTTACAAGTAAGTCCTTAAACAATAGTCCGCTATCCAGTAGCAGACAAAATAAAAAGCGGCATACACTATCAGAATTGACAGAATAGTCGCTATCAGTTTTATGTCTTTCATCTTAATTTGAGTTTTGCCCGTAAGTCGTCGGGTGGTTGGTGATTCCGCTCTACAGGTACTTGTTGCTCCTGTGTCCGGTTATTGCGGTTCCGGATGATTATATCCAGCTCATCCGACCGGTCTTTGAGGAACTTGCAGAAAGCCTCGCCAATAGTTATCGTGTCGAAATAACCGTAAAATTTACCGTATCTGCCCAGCTTAAACCGGGCGACAAATAGAATGAATTCGGTCAGCTTGATGTAGTGGTACTGCCTTACAAACAGGTTTGAGAACTCGTTCAAAGCATTTTCATCGGCACTCTCTTTCGTGGCAGAGGCAAAATCAATAGTCAGTAGCTGCGTCTTTGCCCACAAAGCCGAGGAGCCGTCACCGTACATCCGTTCAAGGTCTGACAATGTAGGTGACTTCTCGCTGTACGCTTTATCAAGGTCGGCAAGAAGTATTGGCTGGAGCGATGTCGAATATGCGGCAGATGCTTGGCTAAAGGTCGGGTATCTCTGCTTGATGGCCGATAGCATCACATCCCTGTTCGATGGCCGCGTACTCTGCAATGAGGTTTCTTGCCTTTGCTGCCTTATCAGCATCCCGACCGTTTTGTCCTTGAGTTTCTGTTTTTCCATTGCCTTGCTGTTTTTTTTCGATTATCCAAAGATTAGCCCGGCTGTCCCAACGTTCTACCTTGGCACCAGTAGCTGTTTTCCAACCAAGTCCAGAGAAGTGATTATAGAAAATATCCGCTTGAAGCTCCCAATCAGGAAGTTTGTTACGGAAATACTCTTTCACCTCTTCGGCAGTCGGTGGTATAAATTCCACTTTATTTTTGAGTGGTTTCTTTTTCGGTGGTGGTTCCGGTGGGAATAACTCTGACAAGTTATTTTCCCCCATAGGTTTCTGTTTATGTTTCTGTTTATATAAAGGGTTACCATTTATGTTACCATTTATGTTACCATTTATGTTACCATTTATGTTACCGTTTATGTTACCACTTTCGTTACCGTCAGAAACATAAAGTATCTGATAAAATGCTCCGTTTGCCCGTTTATTCCCTTCTTTGAAAGAAATCAATCCTTTTTGCTGGAGTTTGTTGCGCAGGTCACAAATTGTTTTGCGAGAGATGCCAAGTTCAAGCTCCACATTCCTCGACGGCAATTCGAACGGATTAGTCCAGTTTCTCGAGTTACATTCTTTCAGCAAATAGAAATAAAAATCTGCCTCGTAACTTGTCATTGGTCTAATACGCCTCACAGTCCAAAAATTATTGACTAGTTCAATATAATTCATCGTAGATAGGAATTAACCTCGTTCATAAAATCTTGAAGAGAACGGCAGATAACGTATTTATTTCGATACTTTTCCGCTTCTCTCTGCCATTCAATTTGTTCCTCCCTCTGTTCCCCCTTCGGAGTTTTCATCTCTATACAGAGAGACGCAAAACCTTTCTTAGGGATAAGAAGTATCAAATCGGCAACGCCACGTAAAACACCTTCGTATTTCATTTGCGCACCGGTACGGGCATCGCGTTTCCCACCATTAGGAACGGCAAACAGCATACGGCTTAAAGACGGATATTGATGCCGGAACCAAGTCAGGCAGCTATGCTGTATCTGGCTTTCTGATTGTGGTGTAGTTTGTTTCTTTCTCATAATCTACCTTTGAATAAGTCCATAGCCATATCTACTACATTCTCCTTTACTACATCATCCGTTCCGGTAACTCCGTTAGCTATACCTTTTTTACGCTGAATGACATCATACATGTATTCATCAATGGTATTCTTGCCAAGAAAATAGTAACAGTTAACGTTATTCTTCTGGCCGTTACGGTGTGCCCGGTCTTCCGCCTGTTCGCAATCACTGAACGTCCATGGGAACTCAATAAAAGCCACACGACTGGAAGCTGTCAAAGTAAGCCCCGTACCACCCGATTTGTAGTTCAGAATAATAAGTGTGCAATCCGGATTGTTTTGGAAAGCATCTACAGCCATCTGTTTCCGGGTAGCATTATCTTCACCAGTAACCGTTACAGCTTGAGGAAACATCTTTTTCAGTTCCATTACTACTTCTTTCAGATAAGCAAATACTATCAGTTTCTCTCCCCCATCGATAACGTCATGAATAAACTCGGCAGCCGCCTTAATTTTTCCACGGGCGGAAATGGCTTTCAAAATACCCATCCTTACCATTACCTCGCCGCGCATGGACTTGGCAATCTTCTCGTCGTCCGCATTCTTATAGACACGCAGGTATTGAATAAGGTCGCTTTCTGCTTTCTCATATTCCAGCCGCGTAGTGATATCCATCTCAATATACTGGCGTGTCTTATCGGGAAGTTGGGTCAGCACCTTTGCTTTCTCCCGTCGAAAGAAGCAGGTATTCCAAAGGCGCCAGTTTAATTCTTTCAAATTAGACGCTTTCTTCGGCCCGTTACAAAAACGTTCGGTAAATGTCTTATACCCACCGAAGTCTTCCAAGCGTCCCATTATCTTAAGCTGTTGTATAAGGTCGGTATTATCATTCACAACTGGCGTTCCCGTCAGTTCAAGAATAAAATCCTTACCTTTGCAGATACCCTCAACAAATTTACTTTGCTGTGTCTTGGTAGACTTACATTTATGAGACTCATCAATAATGACTGATTTAAAAAGTGCTATGCGAGGGTCGAAGGTAATTGACTTCAACGTAAACCGAGTATCATTCTTCACGTCCAATACGAAGAACTTTTTCAAACTCTCATAATTCGTAATGAAAATATCACAGCACTTAGTTTCGATGAAGCGTTGCCAAGTATTCTTATTCTTATCATCAAGGATTAATGCCTGCTTTCCTGCAAACTTCTTGAACTCGCGTTGCCAATTTATCTTAAGTGCGGCCGGACATACAACAAGGCACGGATAAGATTTTGCAATCGTTACCGTGCCTATTGCCTGTAATGTCTTACCAAGCCCCGGCTGGTCACCGAAGATACATCGTTTATGGGCCAAAGCATAAGCGATACCCTCTTTCTGATAATCATACGGTTCGAGAAGCAATCCGTGAGGTACGGTCAATTGCGGCATCGGAACAATCTCAAAACTTATATCAGCTTTCCGTTGCTCCGACCGCTGTACTGATCCGCAATAACCATATTGTACCGCCCAATTCGCCATGGTGTTGACATACCATTCATCGGCAAGGTCAACCCACCATGCTTTCTCATTGAAAAGATAAGCCTTTTTAGCATTCGCTTTGACCGATGGAATATTCTTCACGCATTTAATCAGCATCGGATGGTACATGAATTTAAGTTTGAAGCCGTCCGGATATTTGGTGATACAAAAAGGTGCTGCCATAATCAAGCTGCTGTTTCTTTGACTTTCTTAGTACGTGAATGACGCGGTTTCACTTTCTTACCGTCCACTATCAAAGTAGTGCCGGTCTGTTCCGCCACTTGTTTGAGGAACTCGTTAGCTTCCTCCTCAAAAGTAGCGTCCCCCACCGGGTCGGCCACTATATCAGTCGGAGCACTTTCATCAAATGGAAGCTCCTGCTGAACTACTGCCCATTTCTTTGCGGTCAGATACTGTTCTACTTCATAATTACAAGCATCAATGGCTTGCTGTAACTCAAAGGCGTGTTCGTATTCCTCGTTCTCATTGTTGAACATGGTAAACGGTGCAATGAGATTAAGCACCTTTTTACTTTTTAGGAAACGTTTACCGACCAAAGTAACCCCGATATTATCATCAGAACCACCAATCGTATAACCAGTAACCTCGAATGTAGAGAAGATTTCTTCCGGCAATTCATCTATGGAATCTTTGCCGTCAGCTTCCTTTTGCTCACAGAGGAAAGTAAGGTGAGGAATCAGCTCGTCAAACGCTGCCCGCAAATCCTTATGGATAAGGTTCTTTCCCTCAACAGTCACATTATCCTCATTCTCGTTCTTAAAAGTGGCAACAAGTGTGTTGTCCTTTGTTATTTTTGCTTTTGTGATATTCATTTTTATCTCCTGTCTTTATATTCGTTGATAAATTCGTTATAGTAACGGTCAGCCGGAAGAGGGAGTATTATTCCCAGTTCGGCAGCAGCGTCAGCCTGGACTTTATTCAGAAAGTCTGTCATCTGCACTGTATTGAGTTTCGATGTGCTTCCGGTAACAACCGTTTCTTTGCCTTTGATATAAGAAGTCCTCTTCAGGAATAGGCTGCAGTAGTAATCATGTATATCTTGTTTATCCGTTCCGGTTTCCTGCTCAATGCAAGTGAACCAAAGCCACATAAGCGCATTTTGCGATAGTGTCCGCGGTTCCGTAAAACGTTCAATTTTCACACGATACCTACCATTACGTAATTGAGAACACATGAAGTCAAATGACTTGCTTATGTGTACCTTGCCGTTAACCTTTTCAAGAATTGCTTCCTGTGCCATTACTCTAATCCAAATATTTTCTTATCCGTAATAAACTCCCGATTTGCTTCCAAAAATTCTATGAAATGTTCACAATGAGCAGTCAACAGTTTAACCGTCTGCTCATGATTGTAAGTATAATACTCCGGATATTGCGTTCCGCTAATTAGCGGGGTACGGCTCGTACCACCTTTCAACTGATATGCAGTGTATTCAAATGCTTTCACACTCCCCATTTGACCAGAAGCAATCAAGCAGTAAGGATATACATGCCGCTGCCAACCATGCTCATATTTACCAAAATCATACTTTGAGGTCGCCTTGATGTCGTAGACCGTATCTCGGAGAAGTTCGTCTATAAACCCGTAAAGCTCCACATCACCGTAACGAGTGGAAATAGTGGCAGAGACAAAGACTTGAGACAATGCACCAGCAAAATACCTCGACTGTTCAATACACCATGCTCGGTCAAACAAAAAATGACGGGCAGGCGCTATATCCGTAGACGGAAAAGCAACTTGGATAATATTGGTTTCTTCATCACCGATAATGGTATATGGTTCCCGTTCATTTGGAATATGCTTTTTCCTATGGATGTAACAATCTATGATAGCATTGAATGCCGTTCCTTTATCGGCTGCCTCACTCTCAAACGGAACGCGGTTTATCGCATCAAGCAAAGTTTGCTTGAGCTCCGCTTCAATCTCTTCGGGGCTTTTCTTATATTCCCCCGTTTCATTGTCGACATTCCAAAAGCTTTCAACTTGTTCATCCGCCCGCAAATACTGCTCGAACTTATCGAGCAGCGACGGGTAAAATCTGTACTTAGGCGGCTGGTTCATATTTATTGTTGAGTTTATTAAACTTTAATCCGAGTTGCTTACATCTCTCATTGAGCATCATACCAGCCCTTACCTTGCTGTCAAAGATATGGTTCATACTCGCAATCGCTTCCCGTACCTCATTAGCCGACTGCATATCGGTTATCTGCTCCACCGTATCACGGATAACTTCAAGAACCTTATCATATTCAGAGGACAACTCTGTTTGTTTCATCTGATAATCCTTATAAATATTGATGATATTTGTCATAAAATCATTCTTTCCCGTGACGGTACCGGAAGCGTCAATAATGACAGGAATCTTAATGCGTGAGGGAAGATTACAGGTATTCTTACCGTAGAACTTCTCGCATGGGTCAAAGGAGATTGTTCTATCCTTGCCGATAGCTTCCATATAGCCGACCAAATCCAGTTCCTTAATCAAGTCACCGGCAGATGAACCGCCAATCTCCGGGCGTATCTGTTTTTCATCACCGACTTTCTCTTCCCGTTCGTGAGCAACGAAGATAACCGACTTACCCATGAGGGTAACTTGATTTACAAAGCTGATAAACATATTCTTTCGTACCCCATATCCCTGCAGGGAAAGAGTGCCATCAACTTTCTTCATTTTTGGGTTGGCTGCCATGATAGCCTTATCCATGAAAGAGAGCATCTTTCCGGCAGTGTCAATCACAATCGTGTCGAACTCCTTGATTTCTTCGGAAGCAAGTACCTGATTCGTCTCGTCCCAGCTTGTTATCTGAACGGTCGGTACACGATGGGCGGCATTGACACGGTGAATACCACCGTCATAATCGAATAGTACAGGGTTGGGAGCAGATAATGCAAGTGTGGTATTATGTGTTACAATAAAGCCATCTGTTATATACAGTTCGTCTTCATTCGACACTTTGATACAAACACATTCAGAATCCTCTATCTTTTCTGCGTCAATTATATATCTTGATGGGGTGACAGGTTTCCATTGCGCAGCCTTCCGTTCTAACGTGAATGGGCATTCGCTCATGTTAACGGTAACTCTATATTCAATCCCATTGTCTTCTCTTGGATAACCTACTGCTTTAGCGATTCCCCCCAAGGAAAGGACAAGATGAACAAAATCATCCGCAAGTATTCGGCTTGATGTTGAGAAACTGACTCTATTCTTGTTTGCATGCCCGTCAGTATCCATTAACCCACGTAACAAGGCCAATCTCTGCTCACGACTTCCGAGCTTGTACTCAGAAGGTATAAACTTATCTCCGGAGTGAACGTTCAATCCTAAACGTTTTATCTTCTGAATATACCCTTCACCATTACCCCGAAGAACAATACTATATTGTGGACACTGCGGAGCTTCATTCTTCCGAATAGAATATACACTTGGTAACAGCATCTTGACTTCTTCCAATATTTGATTATCCATATCAGGATTGGAAAACATAGCAACGTTGCCAGTCAAAGAACCATCACCAATTAAAACACCCAAAATATACGGGTTTACTTCATACTCCTTTTCCGGATAATCCATAGCTTCTGCAACGGGAATCTCATAACGAGGTATTGCCTTTCTTGTTGTTGATTGTCTGGAAGGAGACAAAGGACAAGAGATACCTTTCGCTATCATTTCCTTTAAAGTCACATTTTTGAATCCCGCCTTTCGGCTATTGCCTGTACTTGCCCTCACTGTCCATATATGTTCTTCATCACAATAGGTTATTGCAGAATCATTAGTCATAATCCGATACACCGGCCTTACTCCCTGCGGATAGATGCCAAGAATTTTCTGCACCTTTCCGTCATGCCCCATGACTTCATCGCCGACGGATAAATCAGATAACTTCTTGAATCCAGTTGGCGTTAGAATATTGCAATACAGTGGTTGGGCTTTTCCCATACCCGGCTGTCCGTAAATCAGTGCTGACAATGTAGTCTTAACGGTCAGCTCGTTAGGTTTCTTAATCAAACTCATAATGATAAAATTTATGTGGTTAATAAAAAATGTCGTGGAAGTTGACGGACTCGAACCGCCAGTCTCTTCGAATGAGGTGTGTTAGCCATTACACCGAACTCCCGAATAAAAAAGGTGTACTATCTTCACAGACGGCACACCCAGCACAAACACAAAATAACATACTAAACTATATCTGCCCTCGCTTGGGCATTGCTCCCGGATAGGCGGTCAAACCACACCGGGAAGGGTAGTTAACAAGATAGATGAAATATAAAACTCAAATAGGGGCATTCTCCCTACGACGTCCTTTTCGTCGGCATTACTGGTTAAACATAAAAAAAACTGTGTGGGTAATACGGGACTCGAACGCCGTGACCTGTACATGAATGAAACCTTTAAATAATACCATGACAAATTACCAACATTAAAATAATCATGTACCGCTCTACCTGACTGAGCTAATTACCCGTTTCTGCCCGCTATATCTTCACAGACCTTGCCGGCAGTAGTCTAACAAAACAAGTTTTTATGTAATGCACTTCCTCCGCTGAGGTTCATATTTTTATTATCTTCTTCAATACATTGTAATAGAACCAAACAGAATATACCATGCCAAAAAGGTTAATAGTATAGTTCCACTCTCCCGTCATCGGATCAACACCGTTGAACATTGCCAAACAAGGCAGAGCCAATACATTAAGCAATAGCACGTTGAGAATTATTCTTTTCATGGTTTCTTCCTTTTCTTACTTTTGCAAAACTCAACACATCCGAAGCATTATAATAACTTCGTCCATTAGGTCTATATTCAACTCTCACTCTTCGAGAATTTACCAAGGTTTTCAATCTACCGGGTCCACCTACTATTCTTTCTGATTCCCTCTTAGGAAATGTACGCTTATCCATGATGGTAAGTATATCTGCCAACCTTGCCTCCGCCGTCCCATCAATCAACATAGAACTGCGTAAATCACCGTTTACCTCATATATCATGCTGCCAAAAATTAAAATTATTATTACTCCGTCCCCCTACTCTTATATAGCGCATTGCAGTCCGTACCCGTGAGGGTGTTTTCATTCTCCGCAAATCAAAATCATTGCAAGTAACCTGCATCACAACGAAAAGAACGGAGAATAAAAGTTCAAGTCCATGCTTCCGTAATTCATTCAAATCGAAATTGCGTTTCATCTTGTTACAAATCATATACAGAAGCAATTCAGTATCTTTGGATATGCCTAACTTTCGATAGATAGTCCGTTTCTGTGTCTTGATAGTCCAAACAGACTTACTCAGATTATCGGCCACTTCTTTGTCAGCAAGTCCCTTACAATACTCATTTGCAACAAGCATTTCCGCTGGAGAAAGGGAAACCATTACGCTATCCTTTTAACTCTGAAAATTCCGTTCTCTGTATCGTAATCCCCGTCTCTACTCCAATTAGCCTTTTCTCTCCACATTCTTTTTCGCAAACGTGGAATAATACTTCCGACAATAGATTCAGACTTTTCAAGCGGGAATTCAACAACTTCACCTACTTCCATATTCAGCAAAGCCGCAGTCCAATTTTCTGTAATTCTCTTTACCATTTTTTGTATGTAATTAGTTGATTAATATTTGAGTTCTCCCGAACCAATTCGATTGGCAGCATCACGCTTTATTCGGGAGATTTACTTAACTTTGAAGTGCAAAATCTAAAAATTAAGTAAGTATGAGTTGGGAAAGAAATCTAATTAGGTTATATATGCGTTCTCTGGATGAACAAACCGAATGGGTATTCAAAATACAAACAACGCTTTTAATGGTAGCCTCAACCACCTTTGCGGTAATCATTTCTTTAAGCAGTCCTTCAGAGGACAGTCTTTGCAACAAGGTTCTCCTTGTGACTGCAATATGCGTAAATGCACTCTGTATCCTTTTCTCTGGAATATCTCTATGCGAGAATAGAGTGTTGAGCAATCAAGCTGTGCGCACCTATCAGGAATACCTAAGAAAATATCATAACGGGGAATTACCGCACGGTCAAGCTTACGTATACGAAAGCATACCAAAAAGAAAAATCTTCGTATTCTGTGAAGGATGTTCGTATGTCTCATTCCTGCTGTTTATCATCGTATTGGTTGCATATACTATTGTAAGGAGTTTCTGTTAATTATTCCTCATGTTACGAAGTATATTTTTAAAAACCCTCCAACAAAAGTATAGTACAAAGGGGAACAGTACCATTTGAACGATAGTCTGTATCACATAATTCACAGACAAGGCATCAATTGCATACTCGATTGGTGAATCCTTAATGTAATCTATGATTTCATTCATTTTCTCTCTATTTTTATTAATATTCGTGCCCCGATAATCTACAACGATTTCAAGACGGAATGATGTACCGTTCGGGGCATGTTGGCTCCTTATTTCCCAGGCTGCTTGCCTCTGCTCCATAGCTGCTTGCTTCGACCCTTGATAGCGGCTTCCCCTAAAAGTACACACCACCGTTTTACTCGCCCCTTTTTATAATGTGGTTTCAAACCTACTGGACGCGGATTCTTCCGAATAGACTGCTTAGGGCAATCACTCCATCTCGTTCTCTATCTCCCATCAAAGGGTAGGCTCAAAGACCGGATAGAGATTATTTCTACTTTTTCAGAATATCCAAAAGCAACTCTTTATCCACTTCCCAAAGATTATAGCCTTTAGTAATCTTTCTGCTTAGATACTCACGTTCACCAATCATGGCGATTGCCATTTCCCTCAAATCACTTGCGCTACATTTTTCGGCTTGGTCTATCAAAAGATTCGAAAGACATTTACGCTCTTCTTGTAGTTCACGTACTAATGCAGTCTTTCGCTCTATTTCTTTAAGTGCGGTTGGGTTCTCAATCCACAGCTTACAAAAAACATCTTTATCAAGGTCTGTATTCATGTAGCATTCCTCAACCTCGACATAACCGTCAACCGGTAGCTTTAATCCTGTTCTCTCTTCAAATTCTTGTTGTAACATATCTGTTTTCGTTTTAAGTTTAGTATTTTGGAAAGCTGCCCGGTGAAGGGTAAAGGGGTAGCTTGTACTCAGCATCCCTCACGGCTTTTATCACCGGTATAGCACTGACCTTTTCTGCAGCTTTGTTTATATTTAGTCACCTACATAACGAGAACCGAAAGCACCTTTGCTATTTGGATTGTAGTAGGCGGAAATTGGAGCATTGAAAGAATCATAAGCACTTCTTCTTTCCGGTTGTGCCAAAGCTGCTTTCATAGCTTCTTTCTCAGCTTTTCTTGCTTCTTCATCAGCGACACGCTTCTTTTCATTAGTCCAAGCAAGTTTAAGGCAGTCACCGAAAGTCTGTACACCGTGAGTAAGTTGGTATAGCTTGAAATACTTTCTGTATATCTCATGAGCCGTTTTCATAATCTTGTGTAAATCGTACTTTTTCATTGTCTTACTCCTTTTTAGGTATGTTGTTTTTTTGGTTATCTCAATCAAACTTCGCATCTTTGTCGTTGTTTGTTGTTCGATGTTGCAAAGATACTATATTGAGAATTAAAAACAACTATATTGATTATTATTTCATACCATATTTACTATTTTTAACCAATTTATACTACAATGAGTATAGCAGAGCGATTACAATATATTGTCGAAGAGTTATTTGACGGAAACAAAGCCGCCTTTGCACGTGCTATCGGAATAGCCCCTACAAGCATATCTAACTACTTAGGAAAGGACAGAGCTTCTAAGCCATCAAGTGATATACTTGAAAAAATAGTCAATTCAGTAGAAAAGGTTAATGCGTACTGGTTATTAACCGGAAAAGGAGAAGCATTCTCCCAAAATAATCAATATAGTACAAATGAATCATATATTGATTCAACCCATAATGTATCCGAGTATATAGAGTGCATCCAAAATCTTTCTGAAGCCAGTAAGAAAAATGCAGAAGCCAATATACTCAATGCAGAGGCTAACAATAGGAATAGCCAGAATTTAGAAAAACTAATTTTGTTAATCGAAAGAAAATAATACTATGGCAAAACCACGTGTATTCATAAGCTCAACATTTTATGATTTGCGATTAGTACGTTTAGAATTAGACAAATTTTTAGAAAGTATTGGATATGAGCCTATACGTAATGAAGAGGGAGATATAGCTTACGGGTCAAATGAATCTTTGCAAAATTATTGTTATAAAGAAATTTCAAACATTGATATTTTCATTTCTATAATCGGCAATCGATTTGGAAGTATAAGCGAAGGAAATAAAGAACGTTCTATATCAAATATGGAATTAAAGACAGCTATAGAACAAAATAAACATATATTTATTTTTATAGAAAAAAGCGTCTTTGTTGAATATGAAACTTTTCTTCTAAATGAAAATAACAAAGACATAAAATACAAATATGTAGACAATATTAATATTTACAAGTTTATTAAAGAAATAAAAAACTTGCCCAACAACAATAACATAAAAGATTTCGAAAGTGCAGATAATATAATATCTTATTTAAGAGAGCAATTTGCTGGATTAATGAAAAAATTTTTCATACAAGAGCAAAGAGAAAACGAAACTAATTTAATAAGAGACATTAATAATACAGCCACCACACTTAAAGAGTTAGTAGATTATATACAACTAACAAATAAAGACAAAGAAGACGAATTAAAAGAAATAATAAAAACATCGCATCCAATTATAGGTGAGTTAAAAAAATATCTCAATATAAAATACAAATTTTACATTGAAGATTTTAATGACTTAAAAAATCTATTAAGCGCTAGAAGCTTCAGAGAGGCCGACAACAATAAAAAAGAGTATATATTTACTAGATACTATCAAGAAGATGGAGAAAGTGATAAATTGTTTATCGATAAATCCATTTTTGATAATAATATGAAGCTAAAATTATATCGTCCTGCTGAATGGAAAGAAGATTTTATATCTTTTAAAAGAGAAAAAATTGAAGATAATTTACCTTTCTAATTATACTATTTGACGATGTAGTGGAGATATACAACGTGATTAAGGTCGTTGAACGTAATATGAGACTATAATATCAATCTAAAAAGTAAAATACTATGGATTTTAAAGACACTATTAAACAGCTTGCTGATAGAATTGAAAAGCTGAAAGATAACATTCAGACAGAAGAAGCAACTAAAAATGCTTTCATCATGCCTTTTATTAATGCTCTCGGATATGATGTATTCAATCCTTTAGAAGTGCTTCCCGAAATGACATGTGATATTGGAACCAAGAAAGGAGAAAAGATTGATTATGCCATTATGAAAGACGACCAGCCTATATTACTGATTGAATGTAAACATTGGAAGCAAGACTTAAACCTGCACGATAACCAACTCCTACGCTATTTCAACGTATCAAAGGCTAAATTCGGACTTTTAACCAATGGAATTATCTACCGCTTCTATACAGATTTGAAAGAGCCCAATATAATGGATGATAAACCATTTTTAGAAGTGGATATTACAGACTTAAGGGATAATCAAATCGAAGAATTGAAAAAATTCCATAAGTCGTACTTTGATGTGGACAATATTCTGAACTCAGCCAGCGAATTGAAGTACATGGGAGAGTTAAAGGCTATTATCCAAGAAGAATTTTCCTCACCCAGTACGGATTTTGTAAAGATGTTTGCTACAAAAGTTTATGATGGCAGAATGCTTCAAAACATAATAGACCAGTTCACACCTTTGGTTAAACGTGCCATCTCTTCACACATCAACGATATTATTAATGACCGTTTGAAAGGAGCTTTGACTGTCAGCGATTCCAAAGTAGAAGAAAACCAAACCAAAAATAACGGAAATACATCAGAAGAAGCTATAGAAGAAGTAAGTACAGAATCCAAGGTTATCACTACAGAAGAAGAATTAGATGCATACAGAATTGTAAAAGCTATCTGTAGAAAGAAAGTGGATATATCTCGTATAGTATACCGTGATGCACAAACTTACTTTAGTGTTTTACTTGACGACAATAACCGTAAACCTATTTGCCGCATGTATTTCAATACAGCTACTAAATATGTAGCTACTATTGATGAAAACAAGAAAGATGTGAAACATGCCATTGAAACTCTAGATGATATTTATAATTACGAAGATGATTTCTTTAAGGCAATAGACATGTACGAGCACAAAGATTAATGTTATTTCGATATATATTAAATATGAATCAAATAATTGCTGACTGCTCATGTCAGTGGAAAAGTTCAAACCATTGTTCCCTCACCCCCACCTGTAAAGGCTGGGGGTGTCGGTTTCTCGCCACTCCCATAGAGCAACTGCCGACCACCGACAAGGAGAAAGCAAAATTATTTTCCAAAGTGTACCGGGAAGCAAAAAGTAAGGGCATTCTTGAATGCCCACATTACCGCTCTTTATTCATTGATGAAGTGCTCGAAAATATAAATAAAAGTAACGTAACATTACAAACTATGAACTGATTTTTCTCATTTATTGTCGGACATCTATTTCAGCCAACTTGCAAAGGAATGATACACAGATTACAACTGCATTTTCAATACTATAAGTCTAGTGTAAAGCACTTCCTCCGTAAGCGAACGTTGGAAGTGCTTTTATTATAGGTATATCAAGCAGTTACGGGAAAAGCGTAT